ACTAAATTAGTTAATGTTCTTAATCAGCTTATTAAGATTATGGATGTTACTATAATAGAAGGCTTACGTACAGAAGAAAGACAAAAAGAGTTACTTAAAAAAGGTGCTACTAAGGTTAAATACTCTAAGCATATGGAAGGTAAAGCTGTAGACTTAGCTCCTTATCCTATAGATTGGAAGAATAGAGATGGGTTTCATTATATGGGTGGTATGATTAGAGGAATAGCTAAACAACTTAATGTTAAAGTTCGTTGGGGTGGAGACTGGGATTCTGATGGTGATGTAAAAGATAATGGCTTTGATGACCTAGTTCACGTGGAGATACTTGATTAATGCCTAAACAATTATATACTATAAATAAGTTTGATGCTGGTATAAATACAGTTAAAGATGCAAGAGATTTAACTGAGCCAGAGTCAAGTGCTGTAATTAATATGGCGGTTGATGCACAAGGAAAAATAAAATCAGCAGGCACTTTAACTGGACACCTTTCTAATCCTTCTGATGTAGGTGGTAGTAATCTTACAAAATATATATCTAGCCATACCGCAAGGCTTGAAATAGGCACAAGTGCTCCGGGTACAGTTACAGGAAGACTTAATCTTGGAGGTGGATATAATTTTTTTTACTTTGAATCAGACCATAGTATAAAAGATGACATAGATACTACAGGTAGTGAATTTACTGTAGGAAGTGCTAATGGAAATATAAGTTTTGGCAACCCTCAAAATACAGCAGTAGATGGAGTAGCAACTTCAAGCTCTGCTGATATTCCGGGTGCAGGGTCTACGGAGTAATATATGGCTTTAGCTGTACTCCCATCAAAATCATTTATAAAAATAACCGTTTCTGGAACAACAGATTACTGGACTTCTAACTTAGGATTCTTAGTAGGAGATGTAATAACTGTTAGTGGCAGTAAATTTAACGATGGTGTTTATCTTGTATCTGGCTTCATTCAACAAGGTGGTTCTCATTATATGATGGTTGTTGGAAAACCTATTGTAGATGAGACTGCTTTTACAGTTGATACAGATGCTGGTTATGGTAACACAGCTACAACGCTTAGTGTTGTTGATAGTGAAGATATAAGAGTAGGTCAAACTGTTACAGGTACAGGAATTCCAAGCGGAACAGTAATTAATTCAGTTACCGGAACTGAAGGAGTTAATGTAAGTGCGATTGTTATTTCTCAAGCGGTTACAGGTTTAGGTGGCCCGGTTGGCTCAGGTGAAACATTAACGTTTTCATCATCACCGGATGGAGCTTCAACCTCAGTTAGGATAAAAGCTAAAAGAGCTACAGGAGATAGGTTATGTGCTTTTGGAGATGCGGCTAATAATAATGTAGATGTGTGGTCTTTTAATAAAGTAAGTAATCCTGCCACAACAGATGATGGTTGGGTGAATGAAGAAATAAACACAGCTATTATCTCACCAGCTAGTGAACACGTTTCTACATCTCAGTTTATATTTACATTTTCTGATGAAGTATTAAGGGTAGCTGATATAAACATAGAAAATAATTCAATACTTAAATGGTATGGTTATATACAAATGAATCAATTCGCAACTGCAAATGATTCAGTTTCCTTAGCTTTTAATGGATGGTATGAGCATCCTGCCTACTTAGAAAGACCTGCTTCAATAACAATGGCGAGCTCAAATCAAAATGCAGTAGATACAGATAGTCACTACAATGTTTTAAATGACATAGTAGAAAACGAAGTAGGAACTGATGTTTTAATTAATGACTCAGATAACGTAACTGCAATAACTCAAGACACTATTACTTTTGATACTGGTGGTTCTTCTCCTAGAACAGCAAATCATTTTTTTGAAATGGGTCAAGTATACTCAGTTCTTTCTCGTTCTTCTGAAAAACCAGAATGTTTTATGGTTAGAAAAACAGCAGAAGGTAGAAGTAACACAACACCTGTAAAAGTATATCGTGGCTATGGAGGTACTCCAGATGCACAAATAGCTGATAATAGTGGGGATATATATAAGAGAGGATTAGGTTGGAATATAGGTGTTGTAGAAGGAGCAGGTCAAGGTACTTGGAATGCAAACGAGTATGAGTTTTTTCAAACATTTATATATGATGAAAATCAAGAAAGTCGACCTAGAAAATATACAGGAACTTTAACAACTACTAATGAAAACAAAGCGTTGAAGTGTACAGTTTACGCTGATAGATTTTACAGCGGTAGAATAACTGGTGGTAGGATATATATAAGAGAGGCTGGTAGTGATAACGATTTAATTTTATTTGCAGATATAGATATAAGGCTTGGTGCAAGAATGACTCTTGATGGTAGGTATGTACCTTGGGTAAAAAGAGTTGATACTGATGCTAATCATACTGAAAACTCTGGATATTATTCAGCTACTAGTTCATCAGAGGGATTAAAATCTACCAATCCTAACTTTGATACTTATAAAACTCTTAATGGTTACTCTGAAGAAGTAAAATTTAACTCAATAGGAAAAGAAAAAGAATTATACAAAGCTTCTGTTATAGCAAATAGAAGACATTTCATAGCAAATGTTAGAATTAAAAACAATGGTAATACTAAGAAAACTCACGGTGATAGAATAATGTTTAGTGAGTTAGGTAAGTTTGATACATTTACTGAAGATAATTTTATAGATGTTTCTAGAGGAGATTATGGAGAGTATACTGCCTTAGAATCTTTTGCTGATAAGTTATTAGCTTTTAAACATAATACTACACACATATTAAACATATCAAGTCCTACTCCTTCTGGTTGGTTTTTAGAAGAGAGTATTAAAAACTCTGGAGTTTCTTTTCATTATAGTATGACTAAGACTGAGTTTGGAGTTGTATGGGCAAATGAAAAAGGATGTTTTCTTTACAATGGTGCTGACACAATAAACTTAACTAAAAATAAATTAGGTATATTTGAATCTACTAACTCTGATATACCAGTTTGGTCTGATTTTGCAAATGGAAACCTTCACGCTAAAGATGTTATGTGTGGATACGATGATATAAGTAATCAACTAATAGTAATGAGGTCTCCTTCAGACTCAAGTACAAATAGTAATCAATGTTTTATATATGACTTTGATACAAATGCTTGGACATACAATACAAATTTATTTACAGATAGTCACTACTATACTAATTTCATAAAAGATTGGAATAACAGTTTAGTAATAGGAAAAGAAAAAACTTCTACTGTTGTTGAGTTTAAAAAATACAGAGCAAATATTAGCCCTCAAAGTAACCAATCTATAGTAACTAGAGATATAGATTTTGGTAATGTGGGGTTAATTAAAAAAATATATAAAGTTATAATAACTTACAAGTCAAGCGTAGACCAGTTAACTCCTTTAGAGTTTGCAATAAATGGTACTGGTAGTTTTTCTGATTTTTCTACAGGTTCTAATATAACACCTGCAGGCAATGACTCTGGAGATTTAGATGCTACATCTAATTTTGATATAGGAGTTTTTAAAGCAGATAATATAGTAACTTGTCAAAGTATACAGTTTAAAATTGCTTTACCAGATTCTGGTACTTTTGAGGTAAATGATATAACCATTCAATATAGAACTCTAAGAATTAAAGAAGTTTCGTAATGAGAAATCACCGTAAATATCTAATTAATAAAAAACAAGATGTTTTATATTCTAGTGAAGAAATGCATTTAGGTAATATGGTAGATGGTCAAGTATCTGTTTCAAATAATAAAAGTTCTCAGCCTAGTTTAAATTTAAAAAAGAATAATTTACTTTACAAAGTAAGCCTTTCTCCAGATGGTAACAGGTTTGTAGATAAAAAACTTACTACTAATTCTTTAGAATACACAAATACATTTATAGACTATAGAATATATAAGCATAATTTTGCTGATAATATCTCAACTACAGAGCATTTTATACCTTGGCAGGGAACAGGAGAACAAACAGGAATGAATGATGCTACATCAACTCTTCTTGTTCCATTTAGAATGACTTGCCATAAAATATTATTTAGACCGGAAACCTTTTCTGAATCCTCAGTAGACTTTACTTTTAAAATTAAAAGACAGGATAGTGGTGACACAACAGTTGATGAAGTTGCTAGTGTGACAAAGACAGTAACGGAGGACAACACAACTATTCAAATAATACAAACAGATTTTAACAATACTCCCATAGTGGATGTTGGTGCTAAAGTTTCAATAAGTATACAAGCTGACGTTAACCCACACGGTTCATCAAAAGATTATTATATAACCTCTGTATGGAGAACTGAAATAACAATATAGGAATTACTATGTACGATAAAAAGAAAACAATCAAAGGATATATGGGCGGTGGATATATGAAACCTATGGGATACCAGACAGGTGGATATATACCGGGACTATCTTCAAGTAGATTTGGTTTAGGTTTAAGAAGAGACGCAAGAATAGCCGAACAAGAACTTGAAGAAAATGCAAAAAAATTAGAAAAAGAAAATAGGTTTAGAGGCTTACTAGGCAAAATAGGTAGTATTGGTGGAAGCTTAGTTGGAGGGATACTAGCCGCACCTACTGGGGGATTATCTGTACTTGCTGGTAAAGCTATAGGAACAGGTGTAGGTAAAGCTTTAGGTGAGGTAGCAGGTGGTTCTTTTGTAGATACTGAAAACCTTAAAAAGTCTTCTACTGGTTTATATAAAGATGATTTTGACTACCTAGAAAAACAAGGGAAAAAAGCTCAAGACTTTGGTAGTTTAGTTGAACGTTCTATTGGAAGTGGTGCGGCTACTTATGCTGGAGGTAAATTTACAGAAGGACTTGGTCGTGCTAAAGATTATTTTACAGGAACAAAACTTGACCTAGGAGAAATTGCTGGTGAAGACCTACTTACAAAAGATGGATTAGCTAGAACTACCGGACTAGGTGGAGATAGTTTTGCAGAAAGAGTTAGGAGTCAAGCGTTATTAGATAATCCTGAACTAGCAGAAGAATTTTCAGGAGCAGGTCTTGACTTAGCAGATATGCCAGAAAGTGATTTTTTAGATACTTTAGGTAATGTTGCAGGTGAAAGTGCTTCTCAGCAACCTCAAGGACTTGATTTTTCTAATGCTCCAATGGTTGATATGGAAGCAATTTTAAGTATGGCTAAAACAAAAAATATGATGTCTGATGAAATGAAAGAAAGGGTAAATACTGGAGCTGCTAGTCTTTTACCCACTGAACCTAGGACTCGTTCTGAAATGCTTATGGCTAGAAATAAAAATTTAAGAGAAATGTTCGGAAGTGTTTCAAACGCTTATGACCAATTACCCTTTGATTATTTAATGGATTTGTCTCCTTATCAATATAATATTAGAGGTCAAGCTGAGGGTGGATATGTACAAGGTTACAAAGATGGTGGTATGACTAAAGATAAAAGAGGTATGGATTATTTCAACAGAGAGTTTCCTAAAGATTCTTTTAAAGCTATGATACAAGAAGCTGTTTATAATGGTGAGCTAGACCCGAGAGAAGGATTACAGCATATATTAAATAAACAACAAAAAGATTTTATGAAGTCTAAAGGTGATACTTCTAATGTTTTATATAGAAAATTACAAGAGGCTGGATATAGTAAAGGCGGAAATATAGAAGAATACGAACACGGTGGATTAATAAATATGAACTCATATGCAAGGAGGATTCTGTAATGCCAGATACAGTACCAGCAATGTTAGAACCGGGTGAATTTGTTATCCGTAAAGATGCCGCTGAAAAAATAGGAATGAAAAATTTAGAAATGTTAAACAACGCAGATAGGTTAGAAAGTGGTACTTCAGCTATAGATGAATC